TGAAACATCAACATGGCGATTGGGTGATGGTTTCATTGAAGTATCTGTATCCAAGTCGTGGCTTGCCAAATAAGTTTTCAATGTATTGATGTCTTCCCCGCTATCTATATTTTCTCCCCACTGTCTAATTGTCCAACCGTCATCAAATACAGAAAGCACCATTTCTGGGTGTTTAACATTTCTATATAAACTACCGGAAACATGATACCATTGACCTAAAGAACGCATATATTGATGAATGGGGGAGTTTTTCATACTCTGCGGGGATAAAATTTCTTGAGCTTTCTTTCTGGCTTTGATGCCCATTGAATTCAGGAAATCTTTATCCCGAGTATAAGGAGAATAATCTTTAGAGAAATCGGGCTTAATATCAGTACCTACTCCCGTATCACGGAGAAATCCTTTTTCTTCTGGTGCCAAATAATCCTGTTTCTTGATATGCTCATCATCGCTATAATGGATGTATGTACGAGGTTCTCCAATATTGAAAACCACTCGTTCCAGCTTTTCTTTGGCTTCTTCTAAAGATTTGCATTCACCTACCTGCCTACCGACATTTAAAGCATCAGAAGCGTCATAATCTGTCCATTCCCAAGTACCTTTATACTCGTCCAACTCCAAATGTCGATGATCGTATACCCCGCCCCATTCAATAAAGGCTTCGGCTTCTAGTGGACTGGACGCCGTTTTCTCTTGGGAAAATAATTCTCCTTGGGCATTCAGAGGAATCAAATCCGCGGCCCGGACATAGGATATCCTATTACCACCATCCCATCTAATTCCAATTACAGCTGATCTGTTTCTTGGGTTGTATGGTCCTATGGATTCAATTGTACCCTCTGATTTTGATTTGTGATATCGAACTCTACCCCCTACTTTGAAGTTATCTCTGATATATTTTTCATCCTTGCCTATCGCTGATGTTTTTTCTGAAGCACATAATTCTCCTTGGTCATTCAAATGAATTAACTTATCAGAAGTTGGTACAGCTACAATCCCTTTATCAGTTTGATAATCCCAAAGAACTGGAACAACTCCATTTTTAAATTTTGAATTATAATACCAATGGTCGCCGTTATCTACTACTGTTCCCTCATGCTTACCCATATAGGGTTTATAAAATACAACCCTATCCCCAGGTTTAAAACTTAAAAAATGTTTCTCAGCTTTACCCATAGCGGCTGTTTTATCATCCGAGAATAATTCTCCTTGGTCGTTCAAAGGTATTAAATTACTCATAAATGGGGCGATGCGACGAAGCTTACGCTGGGACTCTTCGTATCCGTTCCATGTCACTGGGACACGCCATTCCCTGAGCTTTCTATCAAAGTAGCCATTTTCCACCACTATACCTATAAGCGGCAAGCCCCTTATCAACTCATCATAACATTTCGCACTTCCGCAGTATTTAACTCTACGCCCCGGATAGAAAGTATCTAACATGTATCTTTCTTGCTTACTTTTGGCCGCGGATTTGGAAGCTATACTTCCATCAGCTGTAACAGCTCGTGGGTTTTCTGGGCAGGTACAGTCCTCACATATACAATCTTTTTTGGCTCGATCACAACCATTACACTGCGGTATATCTTCATGCTCAATACAACCACCACATTCACACGCAACACAGGATTTAGACGCTGTTATAGGAATTGATTGAGGAGTAGGTCGTTCAAAATTATGATAAAGAGCTATCTTATCTTCCAAATCATTGGCGCTACACACTAAGTCAGCCTCAGAGTTTAAAAAATGAGTAATAGAATTTTTTGGTGGGCTAAATATAATATATTCATTTTTTCCTCGGCTCCAGCGGTGCAAACCATTTTCATATTTACCACTATAAGTGTACCCAAATTTTTCTAATACCTGGTTAAGGTCTTCTTCTGTTCGGTGAACTCCAGCGGCCGTCATTTCAAACTCAGGGTCACTTTCCTTAAAAAAATTATACCCTTGGGGCTTTAAAGGATCGCTTTCCTTAAAAAAGGTATGTTCCTGCACTTCTTCATTTATTGGAGAATCCATGCTACCTAGTAAGGATTTTTTTACGCTAACTTCAAACCCAGGAAGATTTTTTTTAAATACTTTAACGGCGATAGGTGGGACTGTATTTTCCCACTGAGACGAAGCAATACTAATCTCCAACTTTACGGTTTTTTTAATTCTATTGACTTCAGCGTACCCACGAATTGACTTATCATATGATATTCTGGGGATCATCGCCCCCTCATATTCCCCCTTTATAAATCTCCAATGATCACTTTCAGTACCCTCTCCATAGTAAAATCCGTAATCTGGGTGGTATAACCAGCAGTAATATCTAGCCCTGCTTTCAGCGATAGGTACATCAGAATGCGGACCGATAAAACGAACGGTGGTTGCCGCTTTCTTTGAAGTTAGCTTTGAAAAATCCTCATCAAAAGTATAACCAGGAAAATATTTCTTAAATCCCTTCACTACAGCTTGCGGGATAAAATCCCATTCTGGTTCAATAGCGGTAGAAGTGTCTAAAGATATGTATTTCGTGGATTTCTTTACCCAAGCATACCCTCGATTACAATCATCGTATAAATTATTGGGAATTTTAGCCCCTGGAAAACTTGTGGACGCGTGAACCCCTTTAAACAATTTTATGTGATCAGCTGTCATACCCTCAGCGAAATAAAACCCGTAGCTAGGGTGGTATACCCAGATGTAATTTTTGTTGTGTGTCTTCGTAGGAGCAATATCGCTGTGGGGTCCTATAAAACTCACGGTAGCAGCTGTCAATTTTTTATTGGGTATTTGCCCCTCAATAGTTCTTTCTAGATAAGGAGGAGCCGCGGGTTTAAGATTTCGAACCCAATCTGCTTTTGACAAATATGCTTTCAATTCTTCTAAGGTCTTGCCTTCAACCCCAGTATCTTTATCGAATCGCTGAATTTTCCAACCATCAGAATATAAACGAACAGAATTCATTGGCATTTGAAAATGATAAAAAGGATTTCCACCCGTCCAGCCTCGGAAGGTTTTTTTCAACATTTGCATGAAATCATATTGGCGATGAAATTCTACATCGGGATCGGTATCGATTTGGTCGGGTTCAATTGCTGCGGTGATTGCCTCTGGTGGAATCGTTACACTCACTCCATTTTCTACTTCTGTGGAACCGCGTCCGGCGTAATCTTTGCCCGTCTGAGTGGTAAAATCCGGGTCGCTATGATGTTGATGCGTGGCGTACTCTGGGTCATTGATAACTTCCAGCAGAGCATCCAGAGCTTGTTTTTTGAACAATGGGGATTTCATCCTAATAAAGAAGCCAAAAGCATGAAAACACAACGATTAAAAAAATAGACATTTTCGGCGTTTCCGGTGTATACTGGGTATGTAAGCAAATCGTCTCCACAGTCGCTTTAGTCCAGCACGGTTGGGGACGTTAAAAATGAGGACAATATGGAACTTTTCAAAGCTAGTCAGCAGTGGAGCACCCGCCCAGACGACGAAAAATTCAACGATATTCAAACTGCCTACGAACAATCTCTAGCCTACGCCAATTCCAGCCGGGAAAAAGCTAATGTCGATCCCGCCACTCTGCGCGTAGAAGCATACAATAGTGAAGTTCAACTCGTAGGTAAGGGCAACGAACCCGCTACTTTGACCAATTGGGCTTTCGGTCAACTCGCCGCCCGTGTCGAAGCTCCGGCTTCCTATCTTCGTAAACTACCCGCTACTCTCGCCGTCCAAAATATTAACCATGGTCTGAAAACCCGCTATATCGACCCCGATGAGCGCGTGAATCTTTTGGTTCACGCTAATGGGGGCTTGGTGGTACGGGCGTTGACTTCGGAAAAATACACCCGCATTTGGAACCATGACCTTCTACGTCGGATGCTGGATTATCCGCAGTACGGATGGAACACCCCGGTTGCTTTCGAGCATAGCGGCATGAGTGCGGCTGCTACAGGTCGGACGCGGGAAAAAACCATCTATGTCTCCGATCACGATATGTTCGTATTTCTCGTGAACAACAACAATCGCATCAACGAACCGGGAAATCCCGAAGGTTTGGGACGCGGATTCTTCGTTGAAAATTCTGAAGTGGGTGCCTCAAAACTGCGCATCACCACTTTCCTATACAGGTTCATATGTTCGAATCATATCGTGTGGGGGGCAAAGGATGTTAGCGAAATCGCCTTGCGACATGTTGGCAAGGTGAAGGACCGCATGAATGTTATGCTTGACCGGCTGCATATCGAACTCAACCGCTATGCCAATGAATCGGTGAGCGATATCGAAGCCAAGATTCGCACCGCCAAATCTACCATCATTGCTGCGGATCAAGAGCAGGTAATCGACACCATCTTTGCTAATTTGAAGAAGGCTGGTGCGCCGGTATCCCGCAAGCAGTTAGAAGCCGCCCAGACGCTGGCGATTGCTAACGAAAGCACTGACGGCAAGCCGAACTCCATTTGGGGTATGGCACAGGGTTTGACTCGTCTCTCTCAGGATCAGCCGTTTGCTGATACTCGGTTGAAGATGGATGAGGCTGCGGGACGCCTGATTGATATGGCGTTCTAAAAGGTTTTCGACTGAAGCACTTCATGATGTAGTAGTCAATGGGAAACTGTAAAGGTTTTTCATTGGGGAGTGCTCCAGTTGAAAGTACGGGGAAATATGGGTGTTACCGAACCGGGAGGAGGTAGCACCCATAAATTCCAAATTGGTGTTTTGGTGTTTTTAGTGTATTATAGTAGGGAGGAACAATTTATGTGCTATATCGGAGTACCGCAGGAAACCTTGTTTGTCGAGCCGTTGGAATTGCCCTGTGCTATGCCCGGGCGTGAAATTGAACAGCCAAACCCTTTGTATGTGCCTGAACCGGAACCAATTGAGGTTCCTGCCTAAATGAAACGCAGACTCAAACTGGTGCATCCCAAAGTTGAGCAGGTGCCTGATTACATTATGCCCTTTACGGCATATCGGGCTTGGCAATGGGATGCCGATGGTGTAAAGTCTCTTAATAACGCCGCGTGGACACCTGGAGTTGCATTTGAAGCCTGTTGTGAAGCTGTGAACCTTGCTCCGCTCCATCAATGCCCAGATGAAGATTGTACCTGTGGGATGTATGCGGGAATTAATCTTGAGCACTTGATCAGCATCAATTATGCCAGTTCAGGAATCCACGGGGAAGTATCGCTTTGGGGGAAATTGCTCAGACACTCCTTAGGCTGGCGTGCGCAATACGCCTACCCAAAATTCTTCATTATCCCCCCTAGCATGGTTCCCTATTCCATGCAGGATGTGGCGCAAAGACTCGAAACACTCATCGCCTTCAACGTGGATATTTACCTTCAAGTGAAAGAAGAAGCCTCACCCAAAGGCGAGAAAATCCCTTTATGGATGAAAGATTATGGCTGGAGTCAACAGGGGATCGCTCATCTTATCGACATTCGCAAAAGTTGGTATGAGACACGCCCCGCAGCTCGTCAAATAGCTGTTGGGGATCGCTTGCATATCAAAAATAAAGGTATCGGTGTCGTTAAGAATATTTTTCCTTCCGATGGTGAATCTTTGCTTATCGTTAAACTGTGGAACTTCCATAGTAAATTTTACGAAAAAAATGTTAAATGGAGCCAAAAAAATTGGCGCTGGGAAACAGCCGAATCGGGCTTAACTTGTGGTATCAATTTTAGACAAAGCTTCATCACGTCAGCGCTCAGAAGTGTGACGTTGCAAGCCTCGACGCGCTAAACGCAACATTGTGGTATCTTTTTTAAAGTGATTGATCGAGGATAAATCCAACGCTCATATCCCGCGTCATACATACACCTAGCTCCATTTCTATACATGTTTTGATGCTCTGTTTCCAGTGGATTGAAACCAAGTTCATTCTGCAAAATCTGAGGTAAATACTTCCTGCGTAACTGTCTTTTATTCCATACTCTTCCTTGAAAATACCATTGGTAGCTGGGGGGTAGCAATTTATCAGATACAAACTCCAAATGTTTATACACATCTCCACCACTGTAGCGATTGTTTGAAAAAGTGACAATGGGTATGGTAGGTAAATATTTTAATGCGTTTTTGAAAAGTTTTTGAGCCCCTCCTACTACTGTAACCCCACGAGGAAATGCCATACGAGTTAGGTTAATAAATTTCTTCTCATGTTTAGCAAAAGTAATTACCCCTACTAACTCATTATTCAGTTTTAGTCCATAACACCAATCTTGATTAGCAGATGGGGTCGTTCCTTGAAGGTGATTTTCCGCTAAAAATTGTTCCGCTTCATCCCTAGATATTTGATAAAATTTGGTACAACGGGCAAAGACTCGCCGGTGCTTACCCAGTTTCGATGCTATAACGGATTTCCAGATTTCTTGAATAACAGGGTCGTTCCACTCATGTTCATCAATTTGAAGTAGCGAAATTCCAGCTTCTTGGCAACGCTCAAATTTGTCCCTATGCTTAAATTTGAATTGAGGAGGTTCTGTGCCATCTAGTGAATGATAATATTTACCGTTGAACTCTATAGCTAGTTTGTAGTCGGGAATCCATATGTCTAACTCCAAAGGTTTGATAACTTGACGATTATTTGATTCAAAAACTACTCCCAAGGTTTTGATAACTTCTTCAACTTTTAGAACAGGAGAAAATTCATTTTTACCTGGAATAAGACAGCCGAATGTGTGTTCTTGCGGTACTAGAGAACACACATTATTTTTCTTTTTGGCGATAGCGGATGTGAGTTGAAGTGTTGGGATAATAGGGTAGTCTTTTAGTAAAATAGTTCGAGCTTTATTTCTACCGCATTTTGGACAGCCTCTTCCAGCTAAGTGATTATTGGCTCGTTGTTTGAAAACTCCATGTACAGGGCAGGTAATTTCTATTTTTACATTATAACCAATGTGCTGAAAATGGGGGAGATAAGTGTAATAATTATTGTGGATTTTATTGCAGGCGGCAATAAATTCTACTGTGGTCTGATGGGGGGCGGCTTTTTTTAAATTCCCACACTTAGAGCAAGCACTTCCTTTCAAATGATTATACGGAAGTTGCCAAAAAGAACCATGGGTAGGACAAATAATTTCTACTTCAGTTACAGCATTTTTGTATTTTAAAGCGGAATAATCATAAGTGTGATTGTGAGTGGTTATTGCTTTTTGAATGTATTCTTCTTGAGTTAAATTTTTAGGCATAAAAAAGAGCAGGCTGTTTGTGCCTACTCTTTAATACTGACTTATGGTAAAACTTCATCCAGATGGGATTAGTTTGTATATAACAAACTGCGACCTGTAGAGTCTCCAGTGTTCAAACCACCATCAAGGAAATCTCCGTAAACCGATCCACGGCAATCCAGTATATCTGTAGCCATAATTGTGCAATCTTCTGCTACAGCTGCCGTATCAATCGTAAATGATGTATTGTAGCTTTCCATCCAACACCCTTCATATAATGTTGCTACTGCATATAAACCAGGGTTACCAAGGTTATTCAAACCACCTTCATTTCCATTCAATGTGTCTGGAATTGCCTGACCACGGTTGGGATCTTCAGAAGCTAGTTGCGAGAAAATAATTTCTGTTTTGATATCAAATGGCCAGCGATGATGTTTAAGGGATCGTACAGCACCACTTACTCCTGATTTATACCCTAATGCTTGCTGTAAGTTCAACAAATACAAACAAGTACGGGTCATAGTGATTTGCAGGGGTTGAGTAACACCAGGCACTAACTCTGCTACTTGGTCTCCATACCCCAAACCACGAACAGCATCAATTGTTTTAGATTCTGACCAACTAAACGTACTGGTAACACCTAATTTAATAAATGCTCCAACATTTACCATGTCAGTAAATATTTTGAAGCGACTACTAATTACTGATTCAGTATTAGGTGTAGTTCCTTGACGATATACATAGCCACCTTCAGCCATAATTTTATTTCTCCTTTACGGTTCTGGTTCCGTAAAAAGTCTACCATTTTGAATAGCAGCTCCTTTACACCCAAACCTTTAGCTTTCCTAGTTACCCAGCTTCTATATGAGACCTTGAAAGATGTTTACCTAATAATGATTGTCTTACATGATCAATATGTTCTTACTATATAAATCGGGGAACACTACCTTCGTTCCATCATCGTTTCGTAACTACATAACGGCCCTAAGGCTGCGCTGCACGATGCCCAGTATTTGTTCCCCGAACTCTTATACTACTGTGGTTACACAGCGGCGGCTAACTCCAAACCGCCCAACATAGATGATTTTTTATTTTTCTCTTTGATCATCGCTGCTTCTGCTTCACTCTCTTCAGCTTGCTGTTGTTTGCTGAGTGTTTTAGTAGCATTTTCAAACATAGCCGCCGCGCGGAAAATTGATTCTACTGCCTCTCGCACTGGACGAGAATCATTTACCAAGGTAAGAGATTTTGCTTCTAAGTATTTCTTTTTAAGTTCATTACCTATAGTTTCTGACTGCTTTACAGCCTTACTTACAGTCATATCAGCAGCTAATTTGATAGGAGCTGTTGTAGCTGGACGCTCTAGTTTAGCTGGAGCTTCATCTAGCATACTGTGAGCTTCCCCAACTTCTGGTGTACGCCCACCATCTTCAACGACTTTACCTTTTTCCCCGATATCAAAAGACCATGCACCGCCAGCAGCACCGGAAGCATATTTTGCTGCTAGTTCTCGATACATACTAGCTTGACGCTTTTTCCAATGCGCCAATGCTGCCATACGCCGTGGAACGGTATCTGTTTCATCATCAGATTCTTTGTAATGAGGAGAGTCCCCTTTATTTTTCATGTAATAAGCCAAGGCAAAAGGATTATCAATATCTTTATGATCCTTCATATGTTCAACCGTACCGCCCCAACCTTCAGGAGATACACTTTCTTTATCTGTAAATGCTCCAGCTTCCATCACCGGATCGTTTTCTCCGAGATCCCCAGGCAACATACCTGTGGGGGCTATGCCTTCTTCTTGAAGTCCGTGATCAAAAAAACGATCATCCTCAGGGTTTTCTGGGTGCATATGTTGTTCTTGTTCATCCATGTCTGGTAAACTACCAGGTGCATGGCTGGGTTCTACGCCAGATTCATCAACTTTTAAATTGTGTAATTGATATCTTTCATCGGCAACTTTTTCAGATGCTGCTAAATTCAAACCGCCTAACTCAATCGGCGCTTGACCTGGGATTGGATTACCATTATTGGTACTAGAGTCAGAATCCATTTTATTCGTGGAGTGTGATCCGCTTCCATGACCAACATCACCTATATTTCCATTACCACCCATTGCATGGTCACCGAGATCAGCTCTCTTATTTGAGGCTGCAATTGGTGTATTTGCTAAGGCTGGGGCTGGAGCTACTGGTGCTTGTCCCTGTCCTTCGGGTTGTTCCGGAGGTAAAATAGGACGCGATTTAAGAATTTCCGTCAACTTGATTAAAGCATCTTGCTTAGGTTTACTTTGAGCAAAATCTTCTTCCTTTGGCATATCGCCAATAATTTTAATCAAAGCATCCGTTGGAATATAATCAATTGGATTCACTTCGCCGCCTGCATCTTGCGGGGTAGTGGGTGGAGCAGATACTGGGTCCATTGCCACGGGTTCAGCGGCTGGGTCAGAAACATCAGTAGCGGGATTGGCCATAGGGTCAGCAATTGGAGGTTCTGGGATAGCTTCTTTCTTCTTCTTCGCCGCTAAACGGGGTACTTCCATTTTTTCGGGTGTTTTTGGTTCGCCCTTTTCATCGCGGTCTGTAACAAATGCACCAGCGTTTGCTTTCTTAGTAGAACCTTGTTTTCGCCAATTTAAAATCATATCAACCTCTCTCTTGATTGTGTTTGCCTCTTGTGGCATTACTGCATCATCCATATAGTTTTCAATAGTGGATGCCCCTTCTGATTTCATGCTTTGTGGGTCCTTCTTCAGGACACTTGTCAAATGCTCGACTATTCGCTGAAGTTCATCCACTCGGGGGTCATTTTGATTCTTACTCATCCATTCTTGCTTTAGAATACTAGCTTGTTGAATAGCATCTTCCATTGTTTGCTTGCTAACTGCTACTGTCGCTTTTATTCTTCGGCTAATAAGTTTAGATTTCACTCATTTTCCCCTATACAGTTGTATCTGAAATTGTAGGAACTACCACTTGTGATCGTAATATTGCCATTGCCTGTGCAATTCTACCTGTGCCTGCTGTCATCATAATATTTGCCCATGCTTGACAAGCCTCACTTGGATTATTTGTTACACAGTCCAAAGGTCCTTGTATTGGAGCCGGGATATTTGGATTTTGAGGTCCTGGCAAGGCTTCCATGAATCGTACTATAAAACTCGATAATTGAGTTGTAATTCCCACCCATTGTTCTGTTAAAGGAAAAGCAAAAGTAAACGATGGATTATTGGGATCATTAAAATTTCCAGCGATGTTAATTTGGGGATCTCCAAAAGCAGCAATTTTTTGCTTGTCACTAGTATCTGTGGGGTCGCCAACAAATAAACATTGGAGTTGGATACTTATGATTCCGTTAGCTTGAGTCAAGATCGCGTGAACCTTCATACTTTTCCTTGCCCTTTTTTCCTAAGACATTTACACATAGCTTAAACTCCAGCTTGAGCGGCTTGCGCTCTAGTTATTGGATTTATCTATTAATCCCCAACTTATAACACAGTTACGACATTAAAAGTCACTACCAAATAAAGCAAACAAAACATAGGTTTAAAAGTCACAGTAACATCAACCTCTGTCGGGTCATTTGGATTCTCTCTAACCTCAGGTGTATCATACGCTGTGATGATATAGTTGCTTACTTCAGATGTCAGACGAGCAATACATACATTGGTGATATCTGTGAGTAAACTATCCTTAATCTTGCGCCCAACGAATTGCTGTAAATCAGCTCTAAACGCCTGCGCTGTATAGTCAGCAATTGTTGTTGATGTTGGTATCCTGGTCAAGTCGTTTGCTGGATTAGTGGTAAGATAATCTCTGATCTGTAAAGCTCCGTTGTTGTTCAAGAGTAATGTCAAACCATCACTTGCCATCAAATCCATTGTTGCATCGTCGTATGTAATCAGCAATCGACTAAATCCTACGAGGTTTTGTAGAACTAAGTTGGTTGCCACATCATTTGCTGGATTGCAGTTTGCACCAGCTAAAGCCGCCGCCATGAATGGTCCATCAACTAAATATTCATCCGCTTGGAAGGTTGTAGAGTTTGTTACCAATACACCGGCCGCAGCATTACCGATTGCAACTACACGCTGATTGAGCAGTGAACGGGCATTTGCGCGAGCTTGATTGGCTGTTGTGAATTGACTGTATCCCACGAATCCAATAGCTTCACCTTTATAACGTGCAGTTGCCTGTGAGGACAATTGATTGCTGAGGGCTTGGTGTACCACTGGGTCGTTGGACAAAGGCACTACAACATTCGCCTTGGTATTGAACCCTGGTAAATTACTTTTGAGTTGTTGCAAAGCAGCGATGTAATCAGCACTAGAAGCGAGATTGGTTCCCTGTTGAACAGGTACTTGAATGGCTCCGAAGGTCTGCATACCATTCAGCGCTGCTAGTTGAATACCTAAAGACAGACGATTGATCGTGCTTGGTTGTCCGTAAGCGGCGTAAGCATCTGAAGGATTGGTGTAAATTTTGCAAGCATAATCAGATGCTACCTTATTTGTTGTGTAACTTACATAATAGTAAGTTCCGATGGCGGGCTCGTTGCCGCTTCCTCTTACTGTGGTAACAATTACTGAATCTCCTGCTGTTGAACCAAATGTACTGGTTACTTTTGTTGTACAACCAAAAATTGCCACTTCATTATTTGATTGACAAGGCGGTACACTAGGGGTACCAGTATAACGTTGTTGCAGAGAGGTAGCGGATGTTGGAGAACTCCCCGTAGCTGGGGTGTTTACATTGAATACCAGCCTGTCTCCCGGTACAAAGTTGTAACTCTGAGGCAGTGATGTAATTCCGTAAGCTACATGGTCTGCTGGATTGACGATTGTTACACGGAAACCTGTAACCAAATCAATATAGGTTTGGTCTAAGTACCCGATGTTACTTCCGCCCGTACCTGTGCCCGTGGCTAAATTAGATGTAACTGTATAACTATGAGTCACAGGAGTTGTGGTAGCATTTTGTCCACCCGTCAAACTAGTTGCCGCGGTAACTCTGGGCGATCCACTGGGGGATAAAGCTGTGATTTGTCCACCATTTGTAGTTTCAGCGGATGGAAAATAACTAGCAATTTGAGCAGAAGTATTTAGAGTTCCGTTCCAAAAGGCATAGATTGTAACTAAATTCCCCTGAACTACGACTGGTTGAGGATTAATTGTAGTTGTATCAATTGCAATTTGAACATCATTTCCCCCCACCCCTGTTGTGCTAGCAACAAATGTCAAAGAGCCTGATGCGAATGGAATTGTAAGGGTGGCCTGTGATGCTCCAATCACAGTAGCATTGCCATCATTGTTGAAAGTAAGAGTTACTGTTTCAGTTGGAGACCCATTATCATCTACTGCGTCAGAGAAATTGAATGGGTACACGATCCCAGTAGCCGCGAATGCCCCTTCTTGAGTTACAGAAGATGATCCAGCATTAAAAGTTACCAGGGGCATATAACGATTCAAGTTATCTTGAATTACATATGTGCCGAACCCGGAAAATCCTGGTTGCACTACAGTAAGAGTGTACTCTTGATCTTCTAAAGTATTGCGATAGTAAGATGCGTACACATTGGTGCCAGCTGGGGGAGGATTATATAAAGTTACTTGTTGAGCCAAGCCATTCACTGCGGCTACTGTAACAGCCCCACTCTGGAAAGCTACCAATGGATTTACGCCAACGTATACAGTTACCAAATTTGGATTATTAGTTGGTGTTGCATTTCCACTTCCAGTAGTTGGTGTATCCGGTAAAGTGAATACAGCATTTTTACCATTTACAGCGCCAGACAAAAGTCGGAGCCACACAACTTCATCGACCGAGGTTGTAAGAACTTCCGCTGGACTGAACGGCGTATCACCTGTATTATCCGTACCCAACACAGTGCTGACATTATTACCCCAGTTTACCGTATTAGCTACAGGATTGCCCAATCTGTCATAAGCTACACCCAAACTAAAATCAACATCAAGGTTGTATGTACTAGTGTTTGGACCTAAACCAATTTGAGTAATGCTGGCTACATTTGCGCTAGGGAGAAGATCATAAGTATTTTGCCAAGTATTGGTGTAATAAGTGAATGTAAGAGTCTGACCGTAAGCTACACTACTAGCAAGAGTTACAAGACCTTGAGCACCGTTAACTGCGGATACTGTAACTGGATTTCCGTTTACCATGGCGATTACATTTGTTGGGGTTGTGGTAACAATTCCACCATTTGTCCCATCTGTAATTGGAATATTTTGTACTTGGAAGACTGTGTTACTGCCTTGACCCACACCGCCCGCGAATGGCGTTGCACCTGTTGATACTGTTAATTGAGCTGATGGGTCACCAGTAATGGAACCAGAAGTTAAATACCCACCATCCAAAGTAGGAATATTTCCAAGGTTTACTAAATTGTAGAGAGATTGTAAGGTACGGATTCCACCAAAATATTGACCTGTGGGGCCACTAATATCAATTGTGATTGCATCGGTCCCCGCACCTATTACTGCTTGAGCGTCGGGTATATTCTTGCCGCTGTTAATAAATTGAAGTGTAACTAAATTACCTGTAGCACCTGGTTTTGTTAAACTAAGAGTTATGGAACCTGTACCAGCGGGTGACCCACTTGGTCCACCAGCTACAGTTTGTACGGCGTATTGTGGTACTTGAAAAGTATCATTTTCTTGTTGGATATAAGTATCACCGCGTTTGAAATAGTATGAGATTGTTAAATCAGTACCAGCAGGGATGATATCTTGAGTTACAAATTGTCCGGTTGCTCCAACGAGTGAAATTACAGTGACAGGAACCACATTACCGTTGGAATAAACGGCTTGACATTGAATTAAGGCTGGGTTATTTGTGGTAATACCTTTTCCAGAGCCATCTACCACTGGGTAAAATGTGGTTTGGAAACTTTGAGTCAACCCCGAAGCGCATTGATCGGAAATATTTTCATTCACTGATTGGTCATCTGCAACTGATGAAGACCCACGGAACAATTCCACGTTATTGAAGGTGAAAAATTGTTGACCTTCACCAATAAATACAGGAATTCTAACTGCTACATTAGCTGTTGCTGCTTGAGCAATGAACTGCTCAAATGTAAAAACTCCGGGTGCGGCATATGAACTAAACAAGGCCATAATAATATCTCCTAATAACTGATTGCTGCCATTCTATTTAAGGTAGTAAAAGTCTGTTTTTCATTATGATATTGAACAAGTTGTTGTAAATAAGCCATAAACTCATCATATGACATATGTCTTTTAGCCCAATTACAGGGTCTACAACAAGGAACACAGTTCTCTAAAAAATATCCAAGAGTGCCATTTTTACGATCAATTCCATTGTAGATATAAGGTCCATTACTTTCTTTTTCATAACTCGTATTGGATGGAGACATACCACAATAATGACAGTTTTGTTGAATAAGTATAAAAAACTGTTCATCCGTTAGCCCCCAAATATGCGATCGTGTTTTTGCGTTTCTTTTATATCCTCTAAGCACGCGCAATCTACAAGCCTCTCCTAACGGTTTACGCCATAAACAACCACAACTTCTAGTTGGATGTTTTCGACTCGTCAAAGATGCCGTACAATAAGTTTTCTCTGGACTTCCACAATCGCATTGAACACGCCAAATAGCATAGCCTCTCTTACGATCATCGGTATATCCAAGAACTACTAATTTACCAAATCTTTGTCCTGTTATATCTACCCATTTCTTTTTAGTCTTCTTACCTTTCATTATCCTGATTTCATGAGCAAGACATCCGCAACTACGTGTGCATCTGTTGCGAAGAGATGCTCCACTAATAAGTTTCTCTTTACCGCAGTCACAAATACAATTCCAATAAGTTATTTTATTTTTAGTTGAGTTATAACTAAGAACCAAAATACGATCAAATCTTTGTCCTGTTATATCTATTCTATTTTTTCCACCCATATTAATCATCCAAAGGTTCTGGTGTACTAACAAAATCCAACCTAGTTTTAGTGCTTGGTTCATACTTTCCGTCCACTTTGGCTAAGATTTGTTTACCACTTTCTTTTCGGATTTTGTCTTTAACTGCCGCTCGATCATGAATGATTCCCCAGCGTTCGGCGGCATCTTTACCAATTGCTACATCTAAGGATGGGTTGGACATATTTCCTGTAAGCACAGCGATTTGTGATACTTTTTGTTCTGTCAAACCACCACATTTAGAACAGGGAATAGTATCTGGGCGATCCCCCATAGAACAAATATGTTCAGTAACCACTCCGCAGGATTCGGTTAGGCACAAAAACTCATAAATAGCGATATAATTACCCTCTGTATAGAGTTTTGAAGACGATTTAACTGTATGCAGGGATAAAAACCATATTCCCAAAAGCGGCTAAACGAGGATTAAGATGGAGTTTAGTGCTTGCGTATGGAATGCCAACAATTTCCAGACTAGCCAGTCGTGTAACTAAAGGTACATAGACTTTCCAATCTGCTGAAGCGGTTACTGAAACTGAAAATACGTAACTAGGAGCTGTGGCGCTGGGATCACGAGCCTGACCAATAAAACTTCTGGTAATTTCAAAAATAGTCAATCCATCCGCTTCAGTGTTAGTGCGACTATAAATCAAAAGTTCCCGTTTTAACATCTCCGAGAGATCAGAAGCTGTTTGCATGTCATTTGCTTTAACTTCCAACGTGAAGGAGAGGTTTTCCTTGGAACCAAATACTTCATAAGTCTCTGTTAAAGTTGGACTTACTATAATTGCACATTGGTCTCCTACCACTACATTGTCACCTATAGCCAGTCTTAAACCAGGCAATATTAGCTTTCGTTGTCCCCATGCTGTGCCTGTATCTGTGGTATTTACATAGTTGTTCCATGTAAAATTGGCTGTAAATTGAGTATCAGATAGTCCAGAAGCCAGTACCGTAACCACGCTTCCGTTCAAAAATCGCTCTTTTGTTGCACCCAATAACACCATATCACCAGCTTGAAATGTATTATTCGCTGTTACGGTTAATACATTGTCATAAATCAAAGTAGCTGTTATAGGGGCGATAGTGGAATTGAAGGGCTGTGGAACCCCTGCGGATGTTTGTTTCACGCCCACAAGCTCTGTATCGTCCGCAGTGGCTACTTGGGCAGCTGTTATAGGGTATGTTGTACCATTAGCCCCGGTCTTGGTGTATGTAATACTTAAAGGATTCACTAAAGTCAAACTATTCAATTCCAATTTTTTAGCCACCGCTTTCTGCTGACCGGAATTAACTCTGACTTCCCAGCGTAGCCAGTCCCCGGGTGTTAGCAGTTGAGGAATAGTAAGTGTGCCATCGGAGTTAACAATTGGATTTGTGAATGTGCCAGCTGGGGTATGAATAAACACTTGATCCGGAGCTAAAGTTTCAGTGCCTGTCATATTTACTTGCAGAATATTTTCTGGCATTGTACCGGTGGTATAGTAAGGATTCTGTTTCACTATCATGTTGGCTGTGATTGTAGTCCCGAGCGGATATAGAGACGAGAGAGTAATCCATTGATCCCCTTGAAAATTGTAATCAATTCCCTGCCGTAACTCGTATCCATTTTGATCCGTAAAGGTTACAGAAATGTAAGGATTGGGAATATTAATAAGTTCATTTCCATCGGTTGTAGAAGAGACTACAGATACACTTTGAGGATGCTCGTACCAATACTCTGTAAGAGGAGCTAGACGCTGACCGGTGTTTGGACCGCTTATGTAAGTACAAACCAGAGTTTGAGTAGGATTGAGTAAATAAGCAAATGCTCCTAAACTTTGGTTGAAGCCGGTAAACTGTACCGGAAGAGATGTAGCAGCATCTGACATTGATATTGTGGTTACATCAATGCCGGGAGCAAAATATACAATAGACCCTTGAGCCTGTTTTAGCTTTCCTTCAATCCATCGATATTTTTGTACCGTGAGCCCCAAATCCCTGGTCTGGTCATCAAAAAAATCTACATTGATATAGTAAACACCAGCATCGGGAGTTAGACGAGTTTTATCTGTTTCTCTAGTCCATTCGATGAATTGCCCATCTTTGTCTCCCACCTTAGCGAGAATGGCTCGACCAATTTGGGTACACATAAAATAATCAGGCGAAAGTCTCGTGCCTGAAGTAGTTATGTTGGTGAATGTAACTTGAACATCATTCCACGCAATACGTGTATTTGCAACGAATGTCACATTTCCCAAAGTCTGTTTGAATCTGGGATTTTTAGAGACAGCTTCCTCTATGATCCGCCGCAAATAATTTACAAGATTGGCCCCCGATAAATCAACTATATGAAAACAAAGGACTTAATCCTTTGACCCCCTTTTTACGAGCCCAGTACAGGCTTCTAGCTATACGCATACGCTCTGATTCAGGTGAATGTTTTCGGCCGAGGCCATGACCTTTTTTCGCCTGACTAATATGGGCACAGTGTGCTTCACTACAGGTGTTTGTCTGACAATAAACTATCATCGTGATTTATGACCTTTACCACCCGCTAGGTACATATGATTTGCTACTACCCGTAGACAATTCGTCTCCAGCTCCGTAGGTTTCTGGACCGTCTACAATCTTTACACGTAAAGCAGAATAATCAACTCCAGGAGGGGGAGGTGGAATAAACTGTTGTATGGGTTCAACATATTGCTCTATAGATCTTCGAACATCATATACAGATACTTGGGCGTTAATCCGCGGGTACCATACATTAGTAATCTGCACCATTCCTTGCCAAGGATAATCTTCAATCATCCACTGACTTCCATCATGTGATTGAAACTTAGCTCCAGGAATAAGATAGGCGAAAAATATCTCATCTCCTTCAACAGGTGAAAGAGGGTTAGGAAGAAGAGTACCTCGGGGATTGGGGGCGAACTGAGCGAAAGTTGAAATTCTCGCATCATCCGGGTCCCCTACAATTTTCTGAAGTTCTGGGTCAGAATTCGGCCTATCCGATTCGTCCAATATACGAGCTGTTTTTGCTAACTCTGCTGCGTCAAATGTCATGAGAATGTACCTCTACAATGTTTACAATAGTTATTTTTAATGGTATTATGGGAAAATGACTGTAAAGGAACGCTGGGAAAAAGGAATTCCACACGATCCACGAAGTGAGGAAATTTATCGCAATATTGCTGCTATTGACTTTACACAAAATAATGATTATTTTTGCTTTAAATCAGGCGGAGATGGAGATAATGGTGAGGCGCTAATGTATCTTCTAGATATTTACTTCGAAGAGGATCTTGCCGATTTACCGTAGTTACTTTTTGGTGTAAAATCAGGGAGATGAGACCTAAACGAGATTACACCTGCAAAGACTGCCGTCAAGAACACGACACCTTCATAGTGTTCGACTCAGTCTGGGCGGCCGCTAAACTGTTTCCCAGAGAGTTCTGCTGTCGAGCGTGCCTTGAGAAAAGGATCGCCCGACCGTTGACCTTGGATGACTACACCTTTTGCCCAGCGAACTTCAACACCGTAGAGGGGTTTGACACCGAGAACAACTACCGCAAACTGTACGCCAAGGACGGCTTGGACTACGACAAAGCCAAGGCGGAGTACTTTGAGCGGTGCGTCCGGCTCGGCGTGGAACCGCGCTGGAGCGTGTCAGTGCCCATGAAAGACTACTTGATTTAATGTCTGTGCGTTCTCATAAAAGCGGAGTCGCCATTTCTGAGAAAGTCGAAAAGTTTAGGAGTCAGGAAGTTATCTTGCCAAATTCCACTGTGCGACCGATAGGAATATTCACGTTCTCAAAATCTTTATTTGGAACTGTGCGTGGATCAAATACTGGCTCACCCCCGCCTTTTCCATCCAGCGGATCGGGGCGAACCACAGGATTAAATATCGTAGGTAGCCCCGTATTCACCACGGGAATTAAATAACGAGTATCCCCAGGCGACAGCAAAGATACGGTGAAATCTTGCTGAAGAATAATACCTCGCGGCATTTTGTAAACCACATTGCTGATTGTCATGCGATCCCCATTGCGCCGTATGATTAAATCACCGTTCTGCACGATTGGGGTACGAGTCAAATAACTACGAGAGTCTCTGGTGGTTTTGATACCACCTTCAGTAATCTCACGCATCAAAGCGGAATCCGGAGGTACAAAAAGAAAATCATACGGACCTATGTATCCGCCTACAAACCCTGTTTCAAAACAAACCCTACATCCTGTTTTTGGTTGTTGACTGCCGTACACACAGCCGCAAGCAGTGCCTCGCCATTTGCGAAACATAAGATAAGCTGGTTCCCCAGTTGTTTCAAATAAATATTGATTACGCCGTACCATTTCCTCAAACACCCAATCAATCTGATCTACCTCTTGAGTATTTTTTATCATTGACCCGTGATCCCCAGGTGCATGTAACTCTCCTTTTGCACTCACCGGTACTACTGTATAATAAACACGATTTAAAGCGGTATAAATATCTACATAATTAATGAGTTTATTGTAAGTTACTTGCCAAAGAGTTATGCCAGCGTAATTAGCATGGTTGACATCATCTGTATCAACCAAAGCTGTATCACTCACAGCTCCCCCTTCCGCTAAGGTGTTGTCCATTTCCATGTAAATTGAACGATCAAACCCCTCAACTTTTATGGGGCGAAATGTTTGTCCATCCACACCTACATTGCCGCTTACACTTACAGTAACGCTCACATCATCCGGACTATTGCTTATGACAGCTCTACCAGCTTGTACTGTAGCATATGGAATATCTGGTATCCTAAAAGCCCAACGTCCCAATTCTCCTTGTTCAATAAAATCATCAGGTTTGAGAGTGTATGTGACTTGTTGAAGAGATGTCATATCTCGATAGAAATTACCTGCCCAACTCTGTTGAATACATTCCCAGTTAGACGGGTGTTCGTAAGCACGATAAATGTTGTAACCCTTAACAGCTTCAGGATCATGAGCCCACCACAAATCATGGGATCCTACATAACTGCTGTTCAAAACTAGTAAGTTGGTAATCATCTATTAAAGGGAAAGAATAGCGTTTTTTGTTTTCCGGTCTTATTTGGTTTCATTTCTTCTGAATAATGAAATAGCTAGTCGGCGGAGTGGTGACAAAACGCGCAGAATGGATTTGTTCGCCCACGGTTGACATGCCAGCGAGTGTGTATCGCCTTAGCGTAGCTGCCGTTCTGTACGCTGATTCTATCTAATACTGAGAAGTCAAATTTCTACACGGCTAACCGAGGAGCCAACGAGATTGTCTCAATCCGGCTGAATAGGGTCTATTAGCTGTAACTAATGGAGCCATGGTGTTAAATTGAGTCAAGTAGGTTCCTGCTAAAGATTGGTACAAAGCTGATTTATTTATATCTAGCGAAACCCCGTTAAGACTGTAAGAAAATTCGTCCGCGGCCCATCGAGCTGACTCACCAGAAAGACAAAAAGCGGCTGCTCCCATTGCCGCTATATTTCCCCAGTCCCGAGGAATTGTATCCATGGTCCAATTAAAATAATTCATGGGATTATAAAGATTTAGCTGTGAAATAGACATACTCAAATTTACCAAAATAGTTGTATCCAGCCATATAAATCCCACTCTAGTTGTATAATTCGCCACAACTTTTCCGGGGGTTGGAGGACGAAAATGATAATTTCTATCAGGATTAACATCGGAAATTAATTCTCGAACCACTCGAATTGCCTGCGCATACATAGCTGGGGAAGTCTGAGCACTGGCGATACCCAACTGCTTACCAATAATCATAGAAGGTGCTTCGAAAGCAGGATCTGTTGGATCCACAGTTTGCACAATAAAATCCATGTGAACATAGTTCTGGGGGCAGCTTGCTGCATATTGTTGAAACTGCCATACGATCTTATAAATTCCCTTCCAAGCGGTAGGAATGGTCACTACAGCCGCATAGGTGCCCAAAGAGAGACGTTTAGGGGTCTGCTGGGGCTGGCTGACTAAGGTAGAGCTTTCAGGTGGGAGAGGTGGCCCACCTTGCATGTTTTCTGGTTGGTGCATATCATATTCATATGCTACCGTGGGGGATGTTGGTAATATATCGCGGAGTTTGTATATGGTGTAACTAATAGAAACGGGGTCAATTAGGTTACCGCTGGCGTCTCGAATCAAAATAGCCAAATCAGCGGAACCGGTTATTTGCCCCTGCGTAAGAACGATCATGAAAATCCTCTCTATCAAGGATTCCCATAAAGGACTTATTTTTCATCGCTCAAACTCTTCGTGCAAGCCAAACAATTAAAAGTATAACTAAAATCGTTCCGAATAAACCTAACATAATTTCTCCTATTTCAACTTTACCCAACTAACCATTTCCAGAATCCTAGTTTTTTACTTGGTTTAGACTCAGGGGTTGGATAAATACTCTCGTCATACACTGAAAGAGGATAGTCAGTTTTTACTGAATCTGGCACTGGTATTTCTGGCATTGATATTTCTGGTTTTACAACCTTCGGAGCTGAAGTTACTTTTTTAGTGCGTTTTTTAGACTTATTTTTTTTACTCATATCAACCTCTAATCTAGAAATGGATAGTTGAAAGGTTTTGACAGCGACACCATCAACTTTCTTGCCCTGGATCATCCAGAAGTCAGTAAGTATCTGTGTTTATGCGGGTTTCCCCGATGAAAACATCGTAGAATCGGAAGCCACAAAGTGAGCAGAACTTCGAATTCCAGCGGGTGTCCTTCGTCTCGATAGGCGTCATGATCTTATGGCAAAAGTCGCACTGGTAAGCGTTCGGGACTTCAGGCATTGTGTTTCCCCTTACCACAGTACACTTCGATGGACGTTTCTTTGGATGCGGCGATCAAAATTTCCTCCGCCCACAAACCGTATTCCCCGCCCAGACCTTCGGCTACTTCGTCAGCGAGACATTTGATGCAGATTTGATCGCGTTTCTTCATTATGGGGATCAGATTTTTTTTGAATCGTCCCCGCAAAGGTCCGTAACCTAAACAGGCTGCTAGCCTGCGCCATTGTTCCGCTGTCCATTCCATTGACCCTCCCTTGCATAGTTCTTTCGCACGATGCCCGCCAGCTTTGCAAATGCTATAAAGCTTGTGCTGTACGGCAATGCGATTCCCATTTCGGCGTACATGCCGATGAGAATTTTCGCCCAGTGCTCGCAGTGTCCGCCCGTCCAGCCAGAACAGCATAAGTCCACGAAAGTATTGTCCGTGAGATGTCTAAACGCCCTGACATAAGCGCGATGATGGGCAGCTTCGTGGAGAATGAGGTGTACTGGTACTTTAAAATCCACTTCTGGATTGATAGTGATCACACAGGTGTCATCGTCGTCGAATCTGTGCTGTGCTACTTTGACATCAGTAGAGAAATTCAGTTCGCACGGGAGATGCAACCTCTGCATCAGATCGGCATGCAGTTCTGTCCACTCTTTAATCGTTGGCATGGACTGTCTCCTCTTTAATCGTTGGCATGGACTGTCTCCTCCGTCCCTGCGTTCACCCGCACATCACCAAATGTTCCGGTTTCTCCCGCGTATCGTGGTTTCGTCATTAACGATTCCACTTTGGCTGTAGCGGCTTGAACGATTTCTGGCAGATTATGCGGACTCAGAGCCAGCATCGTTATGAGCACATCCGCCGACTCATCGAGTGTGTCTCCCCGTTTTCCCCGAACCGCTTCCGCAAGTTCCGCAGACTCCAGATGCAGGTACGCGCTTCGATGTATCCAATGGGTTGACCACTCTCGATGCTTCATCATTTCCAGAATCCGAGTTCTTAAACACTGGCTCACTGTCTCACTCCTCCGCAAATCTGGGGTATCCCCTGCGCTCACCCGCTGATTCCATTCGCTTACAGCCGTGTCGATTGTCTTGTTGGCGATTTGCTGCACTTCGCATGACCCGCAGTGTACGAAGAAATCATCCTCTTCGCCTAAGTCGTCCAAGATCGGAGCGCCGCCGCAAAATGGGCACGGCAGTAGCGTTTTCTCAGCCGCGCAAACCTGACACGGGCCATCCGTATAGTTAGGCTTGTCGCACGTATGGTTATTTTTCACTGTCTCACTCATCCGTCCCTGCGCTCAGCCGCTCTCACAGTTTTTTCCACTCTTTTCCGATTTGTTCTGTTTCATAAGTACAAGAGGGTTGATATTCTTTTCTAAAATCTTCTGGTAATTCTAACATAAGTGACCAGGCGACACAACAATATCCCAATAAATCTACAACTGAATCTTCCATTCTTTCAAATTTAGCGGTACGATTATCAGCCTTGAGCTGTGCATAGCGAGCGATTTTATCCCATAATCTAGGAACTAGTCCAGGCAAGCCATGACGACGAAAACTTTCTCCATAATCCTGCGCTTTTTCGTGAAGCAATTCACATACTTTTTTAACCCGCCAGCGCACTAAGTCATCCAATTCTCCGCTGAGAAGTTTAGCTTTTGATATCTTCTTACCAACTATTTGCCCTTCTTCCATGAGTACTAGTACCGCCGACATATACACCAAGAAATGCAGACCTTGATCCGTGAGATGTAAAAACATCGGTGCCCATTTTTTTATAGGTTCTTTGCGATTATGCTCTATCAGACCCTCAAGAATTAAAAATCTGTACACCCATTGAAGTGCAATATTTTCGAGTGTTATCTCTATATCGTCTGAAATATAGGGTAGAATGATTCCTTTGAATGGACTAGCTTCAACTAACTCTCCAGCAATATAGCCTTGACCAGTAAGGTAAGTTAATTGATCCGATTCTTGGAAGAGAGAAAGCGCATCTAAACTGTTTATTCTTGACGGAAGAGAATCAATAACTAGTTTCCAGTTATCCCCTCGTACCATTAAACTTTTGCGTATTTCCAACCAAAATCCCAAAGAAGTGTGCATATTTGTTTAATCCTCCGAAACAATAAAATCACCGCCAAAAAAATCTATCCATTCTTTTAATGCTCGCTCTCTATCCTCGATATATTGTAAAGTGTAGGACTCTTTCTTTGTGGATTTTTTGGGATTATCTTTCAAATCTTCATCCAAAGCTGTGCAATATTTTTGCCATGCTTTGTTCATTGAGGTTGTGTATTTGCGGTTCGCTACTTCAAACACTTTATCTTCTTTAGCTTCCTTCTGTTCTTGTGTTTCTTGAGGGATAACTGCTATGACAGCATTAGTCTTAAGTTTCTTAGCCATTTACTAATTGTCCCATTTATGCCATGTGCCATCAGGGTATTCAATAGCCCACGAAGCGTCATCTTTATTTTCTTCGACAAAAGTCAGGGCTTTTTTTAAAGTTGGAAACTCTTTGTCAGGAGTTTCTCCAGGACCTTGTCCTTGTGTACACCATACTTTATAATACTCGTTCATCGAAATTTTGGCTCGTCCCAGCGTTCAACTACATGAATCGTACGAGCTTCATTAACAGTAAACATTAAAAAATGGGTCTTTCTCATCGGATGCGTATCTTTCATCCGAAATGAAAAATTTCGCTTCCGGCCAACGTTCTTGAATAGATTCAATGGTCTTAAGAACGGGGTACGGGATAGGTTTAGTATAAATACGTTGATCCGTATCATTAAAATTACGCGTAGTAATAATATCTTTGTGTCGAAGAGGCACCCACACCCAATTTGGTCGGCTCACTGAGTCCGTGAGTGATTTCCTACTATGTACTCCAAATTTTGCGTTAAGGTATCTGATAACATCATGTAAAGGATAGGTAGGCATATCCAACACCATTCCTAACTTCACACATAGGGCTAGGTACTCTTCATCCGGTAATGTCGCATCCGGCTTAACAGGAACCGGAGGATCATATTTTGATTTTAAACTGAGGTTTAATTGAATCATTTTTAATCCTTATTCGATGCTTTATTTTCTTCGCGTATCTGCCCGTTTCGTTGCGATTAAAGTCAAAGATGCCGTTGTTAGCTGTGGCGTAAGTCCGTTATTAGCATTACTTCACCTCCATGGCTTTAAGAGCAATCGAAACAAAATCTAATTCTTTACCCATAGCTTTAGCAGTAGAAGCAGCTTTAGCAGCATAAGCAACATACTCAGCATTAGCAGCAGCCCTAGCAGCATAATAAGCATTAGCAGCAGAGTAAGCAGCAGCATACTTAGCAGAAGCTTCGGTACGATCCTCCCCGCTTAACCACTTATCTGCCCACTGATTCCAACTTGAGTCTTTGTAAACTTCTTTAGCACAGAGAATACCAAAGGCTACCTTTTGAACATAGGTTATTTCGGGAAGAGGGATTTTCTTTAGCGTAGTAAACTTCCTAAACCCACATTTAAGGGATTCAAATTTTGCTTCTCCTTCTCCCTTTCCTTCCCAAAGGATGGGATTCTCTATATCTGCATGAGCCGGGTTCATAAGCACGGCGAGTAGAGGATGAGTGTAAGCATGTATCCATGCATCGGAGCACAAATCTTGTTTAATGTCTCCCGTAGCCTCATGAGAAATATTCTCACCCCATTGAGTTTCATTACGAGTCTTTCCTTCTTGTGTCGTG